CGGCACATAGGGGTGAAACTTGAGGAACGCAAAAACCTACCCATTCCAGAAGGCTGGGACAGAACCCTCAGCATGGATGAAGTCAACAAGATTCTTTCTGAGGATCTGGGCCGGTTTGAGGCAGGGGTACTGCGACTATGTCCTAATGGGCTTACTCTTGGTCGCTTTGGCGCACTCGTCAGCTTCGCTTTCAACGTTGGTCTGGGTAACCTCCAGCGGTCTTCCATCCGGATGAAACATAACCGAGAGGACTATGAAGGGGCGGCAGAGGCTTTTATGATGTGGACTAAGGCAGGGGGGAAAGAATTGCCGGGTTTGGTAAAACGCCGTAGGGATGAAAAATCGTTGTACCTCAGTTAAATTGGAGGGGTAAAAATGAAAAAACTTATTGAAAAAATAAAGGCTTTGTTTCAAAAATTAAAGCAAAAAATTAAGTCAATAACCATAAAAGCCAAAAAATGAGCACGGCCGTTAAATCTGACCCATCAAAATGGAAGCGCATCGTTGCCTCGGTGAAAGCCTCGGGCAAGGGTGGCGCTCCGGGTCAGTGGTCGGCTCGGAAAGCCCAACTGGCCACCCAAAAGTACAAATCTTCCGGGGGTGGTTATAAAGGCCCAAAAAAGGCCGATAACAGCCTTTCCCAGTGGGGAAAGCAGGAATGGACTACCAAGTCTGGGAAGCCCTCTACGGTCGGCCCTAAGGCCACCGGGGAGCGGTATTTGCCCAAAAAGGCCATCCAAGGGCTTTCCTCGGCTGAATATGCCGCCACAACCCGTGCCAAACGGGAGGGGAAGGCTGCCGGTAAACAGTTTGTCTCTCAGCCCAAGAGTATCGCTGAGAAGACCGCCAAATATAGGAGCTGGTAATGACGGTTGCCGCGGTGATGACCTATGACAGCTTGGTGGCTGATATTTCGTCCTACTTAGAGAGGACGGACACGGCCACGCTGGAGAAGATCCCGACGTTCATTATGCTGGCCGAGCAGGTAATTGCTTCCCAAATTAAGTTTTTGGGCAACCTGACGGTAAATACTAGCACCATGACTACCAGCCAGCCGATCATTGATAAGCCGGCTAGGTGGCATAAAACCGTGTCCATGAACGTCACAGTAAACGGGTCGAAAAGCCCGGTTTTGCTCCGCAAGTATGAGTATTTAAGGGAGTATTGGCCGGACGCTACCGACACCGGGGTGCCTAAGTTTTACGCCGATTACGACTATACCCACTGGTTGGTCGCCCCGACCCCGTCAGATGACTATGTTTTTGAGGTTCTTTACTACGAGCGGATTCAGCCGCTTGACTCCTCAAATCAGACCAACTGGTTCACGATTTATGCGCCTCAGGCGCTGCTTTACGGCACCCTTTTGCAGGCCATGCCGTTCCTTAAAAACGATGAGCGCATCCCGATGTGGCAACAGCAGTATGACCTGATCATGCAGACGCTGAAGGCCGAAGACATCCAGAGGATTGGCGACCGTCAAGCCACCGTATTGGATAGCTAATCATGAGTTATAACAGCCCATTTACCGGAAACGTCATTCAGCCCACGGATGTCTCCTATCGGGCCATTACGCTGTCGGCCAACACCCAGCTTGAGTGGCCAATCAACGGCAACGCCACGGATGACTATGCCGCCCGGATCATGAATGTGACGGCCACGGCCGGCAGTCTTAATCTTTATATGCCGCCTGCGGATCAAGCCTCGGTCGGTCAAGACGCCCTAATTCGAAATGTCGGTGCCACAACATTCACAGTAAAGGACTATAACGGGGTCAATACGATCATCACGATTGCCGCGGGTGAGGCGAAGTACATCTACATCACGGCTAACCCGAATAATCAAGGCACTTGGGGAATTATTTCTTTCGGGGTTGGATCATCCTCGGCTGATGCGGCAAGTCTTGCTGGATATGGTCTTTTGGCCGTCACGACAACCCTAAATCAGTCACATCCAGTCACTACGTTTAGTAGTAATGCGACTGCGACCGTTGCTTACCGAGCACAAGCCTATGTCTGGACGGGTGGAGCTGGGACATTAACTCTTGATTCAACCTCCACTCTTGGCAACAACTGGTTCATGCTAATCAGAAATGGTGGAACCGGAGCCTTAACAGTCTCTCCATCGGGTGGAACTCTGATTAACGGGTCAGCATCTATTGTTATGCAACCCACCGATTCGTGTGTTTTGGTTTGTTCTGGAACGGCGTTTTATACGGTAGGTTTGGGTAAATCAACATTATTTAATTTTACCCAACTTACAAAAGATGTGGCGGCTGGTGGAACATTTACACTAACCCCGTCAGAAGCATCAAACGTTATACAGAAATACACAGGAACATTAGCCGGAAACGTAACGGTAGTCGTTCCGCCAACAGTTCAAGTTTATTACATTGTCAATGAAACTGTCGGAGGAGTAAGCAATTACACCGTTACCATTTCAACCGGTTTAGGAACAGATGCAATTATTACCGCAGGTCAACAAGCAACGTTAGTATGTGATTCAGTAAATCTGTTTAATGCAAATACAGTTTTAGCCGGCTCTTCAACGATTAGTTTAAATAATGGAACAGTGGGCGCTCCATCATTAAATTTTGCGGCAGAAACAACAACCGGAATTTATCGAGCAGGAGCCGGTCAATTTAATATCACCGTTGGTGGTGCAAATCAATTTACACTTACATCAAGCGGATTGACCGTTCCTAATGGAATAGCAGGTGGAACCTTTACATGACGCAAAAGGTTTTCGCCCTAGATACTCGTCCCGGCGTTCAGCGGGACGGTACTTATTTTGATAAAGACTTTTATACAGAAGGACGGTGGGTCAGGTTTCAACGTGGACGGCCTCGCAAGATTCTTGGTTATAGAGCAATTACAAATGCAATTAACGGGTTATCTAGAGGCATTTATGTTAACTCCGAGGACGGCTTAAATCGTGTTTTTAATGGTTATGAAAGCGGTCTTGAAGTCTTAGAAATTGACAATAACGGCATCGGTTCGGGAATCACCGCAATTACTTTTGGTGGGCCCATTCTGACCCTTGGGACCGTAGTTGGCGGAAGTCTTTACACCAACGGCACTTATACAAATGTAACATTAACAGGCGGATCTGGAACCGGAGCTAAGGCAACAATTGTCGTTGCGGCAGGAGCAGTATCAACGGTCACTATTACAACCGCCGGATCTTCCTATAAGGTCGGAGATAGCCTAAGTGCAACCGCGGCAAGTATTGGTGGAACTGGATCTGGATTTAGCGTCCCAGTAGCAACTATCGAAGATGGGTTTGATTCCAATCCTAATAATGTATGGCAGTTTGATGCCATGTTTGACACTCAAGGGGTAAACGCAACTCTGCTTCTAGCTCACCCCGGACAGAATCTCGCTCAAATTGACAGCACTATAAATACACCAGTTCTTTCCTGTCCGGTTACAGGAAGCATATCTACCCCTTTAAAAGACATCAATGGATCAAATCCAACCGGAGCAACCATATCTGTCTCTGGCGGAGTAGTTGTCCTGCACCCTTACGTTTTTGTTTACGGAGATAACGGCCTAATTAAAAACTCATCAGCCGGAGATCCGTTTAATTGGAACGGCGCAGATGCAAACGAGGTCAATGTAGCTTCAACCAAAATTGTTAAGGGTCTTCCGGTTCGAGGTGGTTCTAACGCTCCATCGGGTCTTTTTTGGGCATTGGACTCCCTTATTCGGGTTTCTTATGCCCCAACATCGATTGGTGTGGCCGGCACAGGAAACTACGGCCCAACTCTTTATTGGCGTTATGACACCATTTCTACCCAAACCTCAATTCTGTCATCTCAATCAGTCATTGAGTATGACGGAATTTATTACTGGATAGGTGTTGATCGGTTTCTTCTTTATAACGGTGTCGTTAAAGAGATCCCGAACAACATGAACCAGAACTACTTTTTTGACAATCTGAACTATTCTCAGCGGGAAAAGGTTTGGGCCACCAAAGTTCCGCGGTTCGGCGAGATTTGGTGGTTCTTCCCTAACGGGGATTCAGAAGAGTGCAATGACTGCATTATTTACAACATTCGAGAAAACACTTGGTATGACGGCGGGCAGGCTCTAGGCTCCCGTAGGACCGCCGGATACTTCTCTCAGGTCTTCGCTTACCCAATAAATGCCGGGACTAATTTGTCAGTCGAAGAGACCGTATTCTCGGCAACCGTAGACACCTTCAATGCCTCAACCGACATTGAAATGCTCGAAACCAATCAAATTCGGATTGGATTGGTGGTGGACTCAGCGAGTGTTCCGGCTGGTACGACTGTTGTCGCGATAGCGCCAAGCGCTACCCCCGGAAATATCACGGTCACTTTATCCGCAGCGGCTACGGCTACCCAGACGGAAACCGCCAATTTCTTGACTCCGCCGGGGCTTACCACCCTTTGGCAGCATGAGATCGGCACAGACGAGGTCAACGGGGAGGTTTCGTTGGCCATAGAGTCTTACTTTGAAACCTCAGACCTTGGCTGGGTGGGTGGTGGCCCATCGCAGACGGGGTTGGATGGACTGAATAAGTGGTTGCACCTTGAGCGGGTAGAGCCGGATTTTTTGCAAAACGGGGATATGGAGCTTTATGTGGTCGGTCGGCCGTATGCGCAAGCCGAAGACAAGATTTCTAATCCTTATATCTTTGCCCCCGGAACCCACAAAATTGATATGCGGGAGCAACGGCGTGAGCTGAGGCTAAAGTTCCGAAGTAACGTGGTCGGTGGCAACTATCAAATGGGTCGGGTATTGTTGAACGCTAACTTCGGTGATGTTCGAGGCTACTGATGACGATTGCCATAGTCTACGATCCGAGATACCACACATGGGATTCATGGGCTTCCCTAATGGTGGAGGCATTTGCCGCCCAGCAGTTGTCAGTTCCGGGTCCGGAGTCGGATTGGAAGTCTTGGGCGGAAGGTTTAAAAGCAATAGATGTATTTACAAATGAGGCTATTCCCGGTCCGGGGCCATTTATAAATTGGCAGGACTGGGCGGCCGCTTTGGTCAACGCTATCAATAGGCCGGTGGAATAACTATGGCAACCTTAGAAGATATTCGTTCTTACTTGCAGGCTAACCCCGGCATGAGTGATCAACAGATCGCTGCCGCTATGGGGCAGTATGGCGTTTCGCCAATGCAAATGGCGCAGGCCACAGGCGTTCCAATAGAAAACATCCAGCAGCGGCTTGATGCAGTCAGTGGACAAGATCAAGCAATTGCTAACCGAATAGCAGAAATTCAACAATCGGGTGGTAGTCAATACGACATTGCTAGAGAGGCGGCGGCAAATAAAGTATCAGCCGCAGATTTAGCCCGCATCACTGGGCTTTCGGCCGATCAAATTATGCAAATGTCAGGCGGAGTTTTAAAAGACTCTGCTATCCCTCCGCGCCCCACTTTCAGCGGTATGGTTGCCGAATGGAATAAAAGCCATGAGGCACGGTTTGGGGCGCCTGTAAATTTAGCAACGTCGGGCCCAGAAAACCTACAACGACAGGCCACTGAACTTGCCGCAGAAACCAAGCGGCGTCAGGAAGAGTGGGATAAGACTTACGGAAATACGCCTGAAGGCAAAGTTATCAAGGAAAATCCGCCACCGGATTGGCGAGATATCTATGAGCCTTGGTCGCAAAGCTATCAAAAACAATTTGGAAACATCATTGATCGTCCGTGGAATACTGATGAAGCCGCTATCAATCAAAAAAGAGAGCTTGATGAAAAGTATATAAAGTCAATTCAGGATTACAACGCAAAATACGGAACTAACATCAGTCCCGATCCCAATGTGTTGGGAAGTTTCAGTCAACCTAGTGAGTTTTATAAAGAGCCGGAAAAGGATAAATGGTATGACAATCCGTTAAATGTCGCCGCAGCTTTAGCCGCTATTTATTTTGGTGCGCCATATCTTGCAGAGGCCGTTGGCGGTCTTGAAACCTTAGGCGCTGCGGAAGTTTTGCCGGGTGCTGGCGCTGAAGTATTTGCTTTGGGTGATGTTGCAGTTCCCACAATCACATCCATTCCAGCAGTAGAAGCCGCCGGGACGCTTGCTGCTAGTAATTTAGTGAACAATTTGCCCGTAGAAATTATTGATAAAAGCATACCTTTTGATCCAAAGGCTTACGATGCAATTTCAACGACTACAGGGTTATCTAACCTCGCCAAAGCTGGGTTAGAAACCCTTACTCAAAATCCACTTACAACTCTACGCACCGCAAATACGGTGAAAAATATTTACGATGCGTTTACTGGAGGTGGTGGGGACACTGGTGGTTTAACTGGCGGTTTAGATAAAAACGCTTCTAGTCTGCTATCGCAAGGTTTGGCTATGCTTCAGCCGGGTCAATCGCAATATTCCTTACCCGGAAGCCTTGAGTCTACTTATCTTGCTCCGGCATCCGGCGCTACGCAACAGCAGGCTCAGTTTCTGTCGCAGTTAAAGCAGTTATATCCTGAGCTTCGAGGCGCAGACGATAACCTGTTATCAACGATTGCCTCCCGCACCGGCGTAGCTGCGGCTAAGGGTGGCCATATTCCTGAGTTCATTACCGGCGCTACCGGACACTATGTTCAGGGTCGTGGAGATGGCCAGTCAGATGAGATTCCAGCCATGCTTGCAGATGGTGAGTATGTGTTTGATGCCGACACCGTAGCCGCACTTGGGAACGGTTCAAACAAGGCAGGTGCCAAGATGCTGGACAAAATGAGAGAAAACATCCGTGAGCACAAGCGTAAAGCGCCTACGGACAAAATACCTCCTAAGGCCAAGTCGCCTTTGGAATACCTAAAAGGTTAAATACGGCAATAAAGGACTAAAAATGTCAACTTTTGCACCCGGAACGCCAACAAGCGTTATCGAAGACTTTAATAATAAAATTTATGGCGCTGTAGGAACGCCGCCAACCAGCACTGGTCCTAGCGCAACGGCAGAACAGTTAGCGCAATTTCAAAACCTAATGCAGAGCGGTAATTATGCCGGTGCAGCTTCTCTTGCGCAGGGTCAAGGATTTGGTCCTGTAGATGTAACTAATTACATAAATACCAATCCTGCATTATTTGGATTTCCAAGTGAAGTACCTCTTAGTGCTGTTCAGTCATTTTTTCCGACAGGACTTGGAACAACCGCGCCAACGACTCCAACAACCCCAACGACTCCAACGACCCCAACAACACCGTCAACCACAACCCCGGTAACGACGGTCACAACGCCTACAACAACCCCGACTCAAACCGGCGGTAGTTTTACTCAGGGTGCGCCGCTTCCGAACATTACGACCACCCAGACGCAGGCAACCTCTGCCCCGTCTTGGTACATGGACTATTTGTCCGGGCTTGCACAAAAGAGCGCTCAGGCCGCTCAAGGGGCCCAATATGTCGGTGCATCCCCGCTTCAACAGCGGGCTTTTGATCTGACCGGTCAAGCGGCTGGCCAATATGCCCCAATGCTCCAAAAGGGTGCAGGGTTTGCTGAGACCGCTGGTGGTGCTAAGGCTTATCAAGACGTAGAGAAGTACATGAACCCCTATCAGCAGAATGTC